CCTGGTAACACAACGCCAGACTTGGGAAGCGCACTGGCAGGAAATTGCCGATTATGTCGTGCCGCGCAAGGCTGACGTTACAAAGAACCGCTCGCCGGGCGATAAACGCTCCGAGCTGGTCTTTGACGGCACGGCTATTCTATCAGCCGAGCTTCTGGCCGCCAGCCTGCACGGTATGCTGACCAACGGCTCCACTAGCTGGTTCGGCTTGCGCTTTTCTGATGATGAGCTAAACAGCGACGATGAAGCTAAGGAATGGTTGCAGTCCGTCGAAGACGTTATGTACCAGGCTTTCAACCGCTCTAACTTCCAAGAGCAGATAGCCGAGCTCTATCTTGACCTAGTGACCTTCGGCACCGCTGTGATGTTCGTTGATAAGGACGATGAGCAGCAGGTGCGCTTCAGCACCCGGCATATCAAAGAGTGCTTCCTGTCCGAGGATGATAAGGGGCGGGTTGATACGGTATTTCGTCAATTTAAAATGCCGGCACGAGCCGCCATGAATAAATTCGGTGAAGAGAAATTCAATAGTAAAATATTACAGCGCGCTAGAGAGAACCCATATGAAGAGATAACTCTGATTCATGCCGTCTATAGCAGAGATGAGCGCGACATAACAAAGGTCACAGCTGAGAATAAGCCCTTTGCGTCCGTCTATATTGAGCCAGACCAGAAAGTTGTGCTGTCCGAATCGGGCTTTGACGAATTTCCTTATATGGCACCCAGATTTTCTAAAAGTTCGTTTGAGCTTGGTTACGGAAGATCCCCCTCGATGACAGCATTGGCAGACATTAAAATGTTGAATCGCATGTCCGAGGTGACAATCCGGGCAGCACAAAAACAGGTAGACCCGCCGCTATTGGTGCCAGATGACGGCTTTATGTTGCCGGTCAGAACAGTTCCGGGCGGTCTGAACTTCTATAGATCAGGCACACGCGACCGCATTGAGCCGCTCAATATAGGCGCGAATAACCCGCTAGGGCTTAACATGGAAGAGCAGAGGCGCGGCGCAATCCGGGCTGCTTTCTATGTAGACCAGCTGATACTAGGCACCGGGCCGCAGATGACAGCAACAGAAGTTGTCCAGCGCACCGAAGAGAAGATGAGATTGCTGGGGCCACTCACCGGCAGACTGAGCCAGGAGCTGCTTCAGCCCCTGATTACTCGGGTTTATAGCATCCTGTCACGGCAGAAGGCATTTGCTCCGGCGCCAGAATTTATGCTGAACCAGAACCTAGAAATTACATATGTGAGCCCATTAGCCAAAGCACAGCGTCAGGGCGATATCCAGTCCATGACACGCCTGCTAGAGCTCATGACACCGCTCAGCCAGCTAGACCCATCCATTATGGATTATGTCGACAGCGACGGCATATCACGCCACCTCATTAAAATCCTGTCAGTGCCGGCCACTGCCGTGCGCGGTGACCAGGAGGTTGCTATTCTGCGCGCTCAGCGCCAAGAGCAACAGCAAGCAATGGCACAGCAGCAGGAGATAATGCAAACAGCTGAGGCCGCCGGCAATGCCGCGCCAATGGTCAGGGCTATCGATGCAGCCGAGGCAGCTGAATAGTGACGCCAGAAGATACAATACAGCTCTATAAGACCGTTTTTGGAAGCAAGGACGGCGAAAGCATACTCGAAGATCTGGGTGTTAGGTTTTGTGAGCACAGCTCGACATTCTCTAATGACCCGCATGAAACAGCCTACCGTGAAGGGCAGCGCACGGTTTTACTCTTTATTAGGTCGATGCTGCGTGACCGCAAACAATTAAAGGATATGATTGAAAATGAGTGATGAACAGGTAGCGGATGTCTCTGTATCAGAGGTAGCACCGTCTGTCGCCAGTGATTGGCGCACTAGCGTTCCAGAAGAAATTCGGGGGCATAAATCATTAGAACATATTTCAGACGTAGGAGCGCTAGCTAAGTCTTATGTCAACGCGCAGTCTATGATTGGCGCTGATAAGATGGCGATCCCCGGCAAACACGCCACCGATGAAGACTGGGGCGAGGTTTACCGCAAGCTAGGCAGGCCAGAGAGCCCGGATGGCTATGAGCTAACTAACGAAATGCCCGAGGGCGTTGAGCAGTCAGATGAAATGGTTGCCTGGTTCAAGGGCGCCGCGCATGAGGCAGGGCTTACGCCGTCGCAGGCTCAAAAGCTTTTGGGCGGCTATAACGATTTCTTAGGCAGCATGACCGGCGCTGATGAAGGCCAAGCGCAACAGCTCAGAGAAACGACCGAGATAGAGCTTAAGAAGGAATATGGCGCCGCATTTGAGGACCGAATCAATAACGGCAATGCTGCGATGCAACAGTTTGGCGATAGCGAGCTGTCAGAAATACAGCTAGCTGATGGCCGTCTCTTAGGTGACCATCCCGGCATTATTAAGATGATGGTGAATGTAAGCGAGTTCATTAACAACAAAATTGGTGAAGACAGCCTGGTAGGCACTAAGACATCCGGCGGCCTGACGCCAGATGATGCAAGGGAAAAACTTGCAGAGATTAGAGCCCCTAGCTCGCCATACTGGGATCAGCGCCATCCTGAGCACGGTTTTTATGTGCAGGAAGGGCTGAGGTTCCAGGAGATGTTAAATGTCGGAGCATGAAGATAGAGAGTTCCGATTAGAAGTTCTGCGGCTAACGATGGAAACCGGCGCACAAACCGTTATCCAGAACCCGTTAGAGCAGGCTGAAAAGAATTTGCAATGGTGTTTAACGCCGATTGATAAGCCACTGGCCCAATCAGCAAAGGCACTAAGCAAGAAACCCGGACAAGCTGCATAGCCCCGGTCGGCGCACCGTAATGCAAAAACCTTTGTCCGTCATTCCGGCGGGTAGCAAGCAATTTTAACTGCAACGCAAAGGGAGACATTCATATGTCTGCACAAATCACCACCGCGTTTTCCCAGCAGTTTAGCGCCAACGTACAGCTGCTTTCTCAGCAGACCGGCTCGATCCTTCGGGGCGGCGTCGAAGAGGAATCAGTAGTCGGAGAAAAAGCTTTCTTTGACCAGGTTGGAGCAGCCGCTGCGATTAAACGCACATCACGCCATTCGGACACCCCGATGGTTGAAACACCCCATTCCCGTTACCTGTTAGCGGCCTAATATAGAAATATATTTTGAAGAACCTAGTGAACTCAGGGGAAGCCTTACTGAGGTAATCCTGAGCGAAGCCCAGCAATGGGAACGTGCAACGATCATCCGAGGAATCGGAGTAGGGTCAAGCGACCCGAAGCGCTAGGCACCCGAAAGGGTGATGATATGATCTGAACTATGTGGCGACACATAGCAGCGAAAGCGGTCTTGGTTTAGCGAGCTAAGGCGAACATAATTGAGAATGGTTACAATGGAAGCCTATGAGTGGGCTGACTTAATTGATGACGCTGACAAAGTACAGATGCTCATTGATCCAACAAGCACATACGCCAGAGCAGCAGCAGCTGCAATGGGTCGTGCGATGGACGATGCAATCATCGAAGCAGCAATCGGCGCATCACTGACCGGCAAAGCTGGCGCAACAAGCACTTCTATGCTTAGCGCAAACCAGATTGCCAATGGTTCAGCCGACCTAACGCTGGCGAAGCTAATCACGGCCAAGAAAACTCTTGACCTTGGTTCAGTTGACCCATCAATCCCACGTCATATTGCTGTGGGGCCAGACCAAGTTGAGGCGTTGTTAAACACCACATCTGTAACTAGCTCTGACTTTAATACAGTCAAAGCCTTAGTACAGGGTGAAATCAACACGTTCATGGGCTTCCAGTTCCATGTAACAACACGCCTATCTAAGACTGGCAACATTCGTAGCTGCTTTGCTTGGGCCCAAGATGGCATCAAGCTAGCGGTTGGCAAAGACGTAAACTCACGCATCGATGAGAGAGCTGATAAGTCTTATTCTACTCAAGTGTATTACTGCGCCCAGTTTGGCAGCACTAGAATGGAAGAAGCTAAGGTTGTTCAAATCGACTGTGATGAATCAGCATAAGGGAGCTTAGAAAATGACTACTAAAAATTCAGACTTAGTGGCTAACTTTGAAGCTAGCCCTCATGTGTTCAGTGATGCTCGGAATCTGCACGGCGTTATCCGTATTGCTTCTGGGAACATTGAGCTGGTAGCT